AACGGCCAGGATCGTATGGAAAAGCGTTATGGAGACTACTTTGGCGCCACCCAGAAGTTCCAACACCACACTGGTTGTGGTTCTACTTACCAGTCTAGTGGATTTTCAGCCGGACAGCCGGGTATCTTCTCTTACTCATTCGCTCTGCGCCCGGAGGAGCACCAGCCTTCTGGAACTTGCAACTTCTCGCGCATTGATACGGCCACGATCGTCATGCAGATGTCTGGCGGTGTAGCCGTGAGCCAGAGCAATGACAACAACTGGGATGTGCGCGTCTATGCTATCAACTACAACATCCTGCGTGTAATGAGTGGTATGGGCGGCCTGGCTTTCAGCAACTAAATATAGTCTAAAATCTGTTAAATAAAAATAAAAAGGCGGGCTATTCAGCCAACTTTTTTATTTGTTTTTTCCTTTTCAAATTACCAATCCATCATAACATCTTCCATACGACACGCAGAATCTTCCTTCTTCTCTTCCTCATCTACGCGCGCATTCGCGGCAGCCAGGTCAGCTGCGAACACTGAGATATCCTCCTCCGATCCTTCGGGCAATTTGGTCTCGTCTACCAGAATATCTACAAAACCTGTTCCGCATGGAGGCTTCTGTCCGAACATGATATTGGCTGAGACGCCGCGCATAGTATCCATTTCACCAGTNAATGCCGCATTAAACAAGTGCTTGGCCGTTTCTTCAAACGAAGAGCGAGCCAGGATTTCACTTTCAGACTTGGTCATACCGAAGCGGTCAGCCTGTAAAATCATGCCCGGAAATGTCATCGTGTCAATTAGGGTCACCATGTGATGGTAGTTGACATACTCCGCACTGAACACTTCCATGAACTCTTCGTAAAGCATGACGCGCGCCGTCTCAATTCCAAACACTTCCATGATTTCGTGAACATCATTAGAGAATGAACGGAAAGGGTCAGTGTTAGGAATACGAGACAAATCTAGCAAATTAGTTCCTTCTACATCCAGAACATACTGCTTAGGAGCCACATATCCGCCCACTGCCTCGTCGTATATCAGTTCCTTCGCAAGCTCGCGGGGAAACACACGACCAATTCCGTCTACGCCGGTAATCACGGTGTCTAGAAGCTTGTCCTCGATGAAGCGGAGGGACAAGGCGTTCTTCACAGTGTCCGTGCCGAACACGACGCGCATGACAATCTTTCCAGGAGAATTAGTGTCTGAGTGGACGCAGGAGAGAACGCGCAGCACCTTGTTGTTTTCCAAACTTACAGCAATCTTGGTCATGTCAATCACGTTGCGAGCGGCCATCTCCATCGGGTCAAACTCCAGGCGCATGATCCATGGCGAGGCGCAGTTGTTCCCTTGCGTAATAGAGAATTTTTCATAAGATCGCAAGATCTCGCGGTCTTCCTGAACCACCGAATCAGACGACAGGGGATTGGGGTCGTAATAAATGCGCACGGACTTGGTTATGTCGCGCACCGTAGTTTTCTGAATCTCCTTCATCTTGGAGATAGCGGCGTCCTGTGATCCGGATATTGAGGGATCCAGATACACCACATTTCCAGGATTTTTGGGATTATGAGAAACCGAGAGCAATTCAATGATACGAGGAACACCTTGCGTCGCATTCGCCTTTGCGGTGCCTGCTGAGTGGAAAGTGTTCAAAGTAAGCTGGGTAGTAGGTTCGCCAATAGATTGAGCTGCGAGTGTTCCCACCATCTCGCCAGCATGGACGGTGGCCTTGATGTACTTGAACTGGATCTCGCGCAAAATCTCATCAAACGACTCTTTGGAGAGGCGCAAACTAATAATGGACTTCTTGGGGGCCAGATAAAAGCGGAGTAGGATCTGAAACACCTGGTTGTGGCGCATCCAAGGTTGAGAACATAGCTTCTCAAGTTCAGATACTACATACGCAGGAGTAAGAGTGGTCTTGGTTGCGTAAGGGTTGTTGTAGCGTTCTACCAGGCGCTTTAGGTGGACGGGCGCCAAAACCTCCTCCTTTTTCGCAAAGCGGAACACGTCGCGCACCAGCAGGTCTCGGTCTTGTATGATTTGTTCCACCAAGTCGTTGGAATTTTTTGTTTCGCCCGAACACACTTCTGCGAAGTCTGCATCCGAGGCCGCAAAATCCTTGTAGATTGCCTCCATGGACATTATAGCAAGAGCGCAAGGCTGGACTTCCACACATACACTATCAATTCCGTCGCCGCCGTATCGGAACTGGACGATGGAGCCATTCACGTTGCGAACCGTTCCATCATATTCCACATGTAAGTCTTCCATGGTCTTTACGAGCTTGCGCTGGATGTAGCCCGAATCTGAAGTTTTGACTGCCGTATCAATCAGGCCTTCGCGACCTCCCATGGCGTGGAAGAAGAACTCCGCGGGGCGCACGCCGGTAATAAAGGAGTTCTCTACGAAGCCGCGCGACTCCATACCATCGTCGAAGCGTGCGAAGTGGGGCAGGGTGCGGTCCTGGAGCGTGTACTGGATGCGACGACCTGCGATAAGTTGCTGGCCAAGTAGAGCGGCCATCTGCGTGATGTTCAGCTCGGAGCCTTTAGAACCAGAATCTACCATCTGGCGCATGCGGTTATCGGAGGGCAAACTCTTCATTAATTGGCCCGAAATCACGCCGCTCACTTCCTTCAGCGCATTACTGATCTTGTTTTCCAATTCCTCACCGTCCGGGCGCCCCGAATTATTGAGGAATGTTCCTGCGTGGACGCTGGACATGATGTCGGACACTTTGCGGTGGGCTTCACTCAAAGCATTCTTAATAACGTCCTCCGTCTCCGCATTCGCGATAAGGTCGGATGGACCTACTGAGAACCCGGTGAACAAGTTGAATTTTGTGACAATGTTCTGGATGTCATTAATGAGTTGGCCTGCGCGCTTGGGTCCGAAGTCGTTATAAACCACGTGTAGAATGCCCTCGGACGCAGCACCAAAGGCGCCCTTTTTGAGCTCGCCCTTGATTAGCTTGCCGTCCTTCAACGTGATGCGACTATTGAAGTCCATCAGCGGAAACACCGTAGAAATGATGTCCTGGCCACTCAAAGGCTGGTTGGTGCGCTTGTATGAAGACAAAGGCTTCTTCATGCGAGCCATGATGTTCATCGCGATGTGCTCAGGCACTCGGACGTGCGGCTTGCCGATGCGATAAGTTCCCGTCATCGTGTCCTGAAANAACTGAATGATAGGNGAGTTGGTGCGCGGCGATACAATCTGGCGCAGAACTGAAGCCAGATACTTGAGCTCCATAGCTGATGCGATGCTCTGGGGCACGTGCATGTTCATCTCGTCGCCATCAAAGTCTGCGTTATAAGGGCGAGTGGCTGATACGTTCAACCGGAAAGTAGAGTAGGGCAAGACCTTGATACGATGGCACTCCATAGAACCTTTGTGGAGCGAAGGCTGGCGATTGAACAGAACCACATCACCATCCACCAAGTGCCGATGAACGACATCGCCTTCCTTAATATCAATCGTATCGGGATTCACGAACTTCAAACTTAGAGAACGGTTGTCTTCCTTGAGGAACACCGATTTCGCACCAGGATACTTTGCGGGCCCGTTGCGAATGCTATTCATCAAACGATCACGATTGTATCCCGTAACAATNTCGGGAAAGGTCAAGTTCATNGCGATTTCTTCAGGAACACCTANTTCATCCACATCAATGTTCGCATCGGGTGTAATCACCGAACGGGCACTAAAGTCTACTCGCTTGCCCATCAAGTTTCCACGAACACGACCCGTCTTAGCTCCCAAACGCGACTTCAAAGTTTTCAAAGGGCGACCGGATCGTTGAGCTGAAGGGGCAATACCTTTGATGTCGTTGTCCACATAGGTCGCCACATCATGCTGGAGCAGTTCACTGAAATTGTCAATGATGTCGGCCGAGGCACCCTTATCAATTTTTTCACGAAGACGCTGGTTATTGCGCACAATATCAATGAGCTTGTGCGTCAAGTCATCTTCCATGCGCTGATTGTCCTCCATAATAACTGAGGGACGCACAGTCAAAGGCGGGACGGCCAGAACAGTACAAATCATCCAATCGGGACGACTGAACTTTGAGCTGAACCCAATCAGGTCAACGTGGCGCGCGGAAATGCGCTGGAAACAACGCAGAACCATCTCGGGCTGGAGTGGGATGGGCTCGGCGTCCTCGTCATAAGTGAAGGCGCGGAGCCGGGCTACGGTCATCTCCTCCTTGTCCACTTTCTTGATCAGCGGCGTCGCGCAGTGGGGACAGGCTGAGCCCGCCTTTAGCTCCTTGCCCTTGTACGACGCCGACTTGTCTCGCACCGCATTAAAGCGCGCGATTCCGTAGGTTGCGGCCTCAATTTTCTCCAGTTCTTCGTCGGGAAGATAGGGAATGCTACAGTTCAAACAAACAACGGAAAGGATTTTCATGATTTCGTTGATGAACTGGTAGAGATAGACTGGGCGCGCCAGCTGGATGTGGCCGAAGTGTCCGGGGCATAGCAAATTAGTCTGCTTACAAGTTGCGCACACCGCACCGTTCTCGATGACGCCGAAGCGCCGGTCAAATACGCCGCCAGGAACGGGTTGGTTGGCTTGATAAGTCTTGTCGGTAATGACTTCCACCACGCTCCGTGTGAGAATCTCTGCCGGGTTGGCGATGCCGAACTGGACTCCAATGATAGTGTCACCCATTCTTGTAATTATAATGTATTCTGTTTAGACTTGATTGTTCCATTTTCACCCTACCGTTTCCATAGTTAAACTCCAAAACTCGTCGTCGTTAACGATCGCGGCCACCGTTTCCGCAGGGTACATGTCGTGGAGGCTCATGGTCCACGCCCCAAACTCAGGGCC